AAGGTCATCCAGATTTTGCAAGGCTAGACCCTGCATCTCAAAAAGCTACTGTACAATGGGCTGAGCAAGTAAGAGGTAAGGTTGATAGTCTTGGTAGACCAGTCACTGCTAATATAATTGTAAATGAATTATTAAAAGATATTCCCGGTATGTCTTCAAAAGAACGTACTGAAATGGCTAATAAGCTTCTTGAGAGTGGAGTTACTGTTAATGAATATGGTGAGATAATGAAAACAGTTGAACTCCCGGGTTCAGAAAAGCCATTAACTGAAAATATATCAAGAGCTAGAGAGGTATCTGATACTGATGTTGGTACAATCAATCACCAAGTTCCTTTAAAGATTGATAGTTTTGTAACAAGGAATATGGAACCAGTTTGGAGTGCTAGTGAAACTCCTAATAAAGCTAGGGTTGAGACTACTGTTGATATACATAAAGAATGGAACAAGATATTAGGTAGGGCTTACGAAAATAAAACTGATACTCCCGAAGCTGATATGGTTAATTACTTACAGAAAAAGTGGGGGCAAGCACCAAAAGAAGAGCATACTAGATGGTGGAGACAATATGCTATAACATCATTAAGGGATAAGGTAGTAGACCAATTAACGGCTAGACCTTTTGTAAAAAGAGGTGAGGATTTTTGGGAACAAATGCCTGAAGGACATCAAAATAGGGCTGGAAACATTAAGTTATTAAGGGAAGAGCCAAAAGAATTTGATAGAGTTTATACAACAGCTTTTCAAAGAAAGTTTGGAAGGCAACCAGAAGCTAAATCTTATGCAGTGCTAGACCATTTTACAGCTTATGAAGGGCAAAGATTAAAAGAGATTGGATTACTTGACTTAGCAGAGTATTACGCAAGAAGTGAATTTCCAAAAGCCTATGCTTCAGCTCAAGAAATGGGTATCCCCGGTGCTTGGAGATGGGCTCAAAAGCAATCTAAGATTGAAGGCGAAAGAATGGCTACTAAGTTTCACGCTAGAAATTTCTACTCCCTACATAAGAAAGCAGATATGTATTATTACGGAGGTAAAGGTGACGCTGAAAGAATGTACTTTGCTAAGTATCATCCAGATGCGCCTATTAATCCTACTGCTACTGAAATGAATACTATTAGAGATGGTTGGGCTCTTGCTCAATACAATGCTCAAAAGAAAAAGACTAAATCATTAGCCTCTTTTAAAAAGCAATTCACTAAAGAGTTTAATGCAGAAAGAGAAGAGTATGTTAATACTTATGGCCCTCATATGAGGGAAGGTATGAATGTAAAACTTACTGCTAACAAAATGTTTAATAGAGCATTTATGTCTAATGCTATGTATGAGCTTGAGTTAAATGGTTTAACTACTAATATGACTCCTCATAATATAAAGCAAATATATGGGCCGGGAATGATAAATAGTGCCAAGGCTTATAATAAAAGGGCTCAGATATGGTTTACTACAGGACACGCAGGCGATAGAAGAATCATAGAAAAAGAAGTTTCAGATTTAGATGTTGGAAGATATAAGTATAGCTTGATGAAAGATGATTCTATTGCTAATGAAAAGTGGACTAAAGATACCATTGCAAGTGAGATGATACAAGGAACTGATGGAGCTATATATGGAAGAGACGATGTAATTAAGGCTCAAAATAGAGACTGGGGTATGAGCAATGAAGGCAGTGGACATAAAAGTTTTATAGTATCTAATAGTGAGCCCGGTTTAGGTGCTTTGCTTGGTAAATATGCTGTTCATCAGGCAAGCCCTGAATTAAATAAGTATATGCACGAAACAGGGCGTCATTTTATTATACCAGAAACTGCGGCTAAACAGTTTGGTTTAAGAGAACCGGGTGTACTTACTAGGAAAAGAGGTAAAATTCATATGGAAGGTGGCAAAGATTACTTTATGCAACCTAGTGAAATGAAGGGTATCTTTTCTGAAAGATTTGACAACCACTCTTTAGCTCCTCAAAGATTACCTAAACAGATGCTATCTAATCTGACTCCATATGCTTGGTCTGAAATTCAACCTACTCAAATAGAAGATATATATAATCACTTAAGTAGAAAGTCTTTTCACGGTGATGCTGAGTTAAATGCTAAGTTAAAACTATTAGTTAAAGACCCAACTAATGAAGCATACGCTAGAGAATTGCTTAATAATGTTAATCAAATAGGTGTTAAAGAATTGCTAATGGCAATGAAGGTTCCGGGCTTAGAGAAGTTTGCAACTGAAGTTTATCGCAAGATTCAAAGAATGGATTTAATGACTGATGCTGAAATGGCTCTTCAAGAAGGTGAGCTTACTAAACAAGAATATGAAAGACTAAAGAACGATAAGTATGAACTCAATATAGTCCACGAAAAAATTCAAGAATTAGTTGGAGACTCTATTGGTGGGATGATGCACAAATATGTTACTCCATATAGACAAACTATTATTAGAAATTGGGTTGTTAATCAAGTTGTTAGACCTGAACTTCAAAATTCATTTGCCGCTAGGATGAGACCTTATGAGATAGGTCTAAGAAAGCAGAGGACAAAGGGACAGAATACATCGCTTTTAGAAAAGAGAGATGATATCTTTTTCCTTGATGATAACTATAAAGAATTGAGGATTTACTCTGAAGTTTGGGAAGGGCATCGCCAGCTTGGTGAAGTATGGGAAGCTTATAATAGAGGAGAGTTTAAAGGTAAGGTAAAGAGAAAAGTTGAAGAAGCTCTTAATGCTGTTGTACAAAGAACTCCTATGGACTCACTAAGTGGTGCTCATAAGCTTAAATTTAAGGGTTTTACGGGGGTAAAAGGTATAGGGGTACTCTTACATCCAAGAACTATGGAAGCGCTAGGAGGAGCCGATTTAGATGGTGATAAGGCATTTGGATTCTTTGGTGGATTATCTAGGGATGGGAAAAGAGGTGGTGGTTTTAAACAAGAATGGATGGATATGTATGACGCTCAAAAGAATGAGTTTTATCTACCTGACGGAACTGTCTCTCATAATAAAAAAGGTATAGACCCATTAACAAAGAAGCAATACGCTGAAATCTTAGCAATTACTGATGAAAACACATTAAATAAAATAAATAGTTCTGTTTTAAAGCTATCTCCTCATAGAAGAATGTTAGCATCGCAGGGTGCGGCTGGTGGACGTCAGCAACTTGGGCCTGCTGTTGTTAATAAAGCTGTTTTAACTAGCGCTTATGCGGCTATTCTTGGAAGTGGAAAGCCGTTTAGAATTGCAAGTTCAAGAGATGGTGAGTATATAGTAATCACTCCTAGAACATCTAAAGAAGCTAAAGAGAGCTTTAGAGGTATAACAAGAGCATCTATTGCTCTAGGTTCTGACCCTATGGATGAAGCGGGATTAAGGGGTAGGGAATTATTCTTTATGGAAGCCGCTAAAAGAGCTTTCAATTTTGAAATTCAGTATGCAAATGGTAGGGTAAATAAAAAAGGAACTAAGTTTCTTAATAACAATGAAAATCAAATGAGACAAGGCGTTATAAGGGCATTGTCTAGAGTAAACTCTGTTCTTTTTGGTAGGAATAACAAAGAAGGTAGAAGGTGGTTCCCTGAAGAGATACAAGAGAATCTTGAAGAAGCAAATTTTAACTTAGCTGGTCTTGAACAAAACACTTTATTCCCAAAGTTAGCTGAGACACTAAGGGGAATTGATTTAAGTGATGGTGCGTTAAGAAGGATAAAGTTTTCTGAATACGAAAAGGCATATGAAGAGCATAATGCCTTAGCAACTTCAATGGGTGAGTTAAAAGACTATATAGGCAGGGGAAGTTTTAGAACCCCTATGAATACATACTTAAAAGTTATTAGAGATAATAAGTTATACACACAGCAAGGATTTAATGCTCAGTTAGCTGAAGGAGAAGGTTATAAGAAGCAATTATTTAGTGGTAAAGCTTTTAATGGATACTTAAAAGGCAGGAGAAAACTAGACCCAGAGAATAATTTAGACCATAGAAGAGAGATTATGCTTGATATTTTAGCCAAGGGCGAAAGATATATTACTGATGATATCTCTGACTTCTCATCTCTAAGGATGATACATAAGTATTCAGAAGGGCTTCCGAAAGAAAGAATAAAAAAGATTTGGGAAGAAGCAGATAAAATAAAAAAGTCTAGCTATCTCTACGCTAAAAGAAAAAATGCTCCAGTAAAGAGTAGAAGCACTCTTTCAGAAGCTGAAGCAAACTTTATTAAAGAAATGGAGCTACAAATAGCGCCTGATAAAGTATCAACTGCTCTTACAAAAGCTGAGACAGATAGAAAGATAGAGCTAGTTAAGAGAGCAGAAAATCTAAACGAACAAGAAACAAAGCTATTTGAAAGTGTATTACTTGGTACTTATTCAAAAGGCACACTCCACGAATTACAACAAAGAATTGAGTCTTATAAGGCTAAGAACTGGTCTGATGAATTTAAACAAGAAATAAACAACTTAAGAGAAATGGCATCTAATACTTCTACTACTAAGCTTGGTATAGAATCAGAGGTTATTAGTAACGCTTCAAAGAAAGAATTTTTTAAGAATTACAAAGAGATATTTGATAAATCCATAGACCAAGTATCGCAGGTTGAAAAAGCTAGGATAAAGCAGGAAGCAGTAGAAGCTGTGGATAAACCTGTAGAATTATTTGACCCAAAAACAGGTGAAAAAGTAAAAGGTCAGCCTTTAGAACAAAATGATTATGATTTAAAAACACAAAAATATATAAATGAGGTTGCTCCATTTGAGGGCATAGAAGCGGGTAAGCTAGAACACAAAGAACATAGACAGCTTTTAGCTTCCCTAAAAGAAAAGTTAGATATTGCTTTTCCAAATATCGTGGGGAGAGACTTAAACGGTTTAATGAGGGAGAGATTTAACAAAGATATCAATAAGGTCGATTTACACGACTTAAAGGTATTAGATAGGTGGCTAGATTCAACTTTAAATGGAAGTTGGTATCAAAGAACTTTTAGAAAAATATCTAAAGGTTTACCCACATTGAGTAAATGGCATTATAATATGTTCCCAGAAGCAGTTAATCAAGATTTAATGAGGAAAGAGATTTTATTGCTTGAGAGGAGAGGCATATTTAAAGACTCGCACGGCAATGTTATATCGGGTAGAATAATGAAGCCAACGGGTGTAATGGAGCTCATACAGGACTATGTGCACAAGGGGCAAGAATGGAGTATTGATGCTTCGGAATCAGCAAAAGGCAAATTCCGTGAAGAACTTGCTCCTTATATGAATCTTAAACAAGGGTATGAGCTCCACGAAATTGCTGTTGCATTACGAGAAATAAAAGTACCCGAAAGATGGAAGGAAAAATATGAAACCCTTGATAATGGTATGTACTTATGGATTAAAGAAGCTTATGAAAAAGCGTTTCGTGAAATACCTAAAAAACACGGCTGGGAAACTCTTAAAAGAAAAGCTTTCCTCGTCCAGCAAAAAGACAAAGTAGTTTCAATGTCTGGTGAAGAAGTCGTTAATAAAATTAATGAATTTTACACTAAGAAAAATGCTGAGGCTCATCAATGGTTAACTGGAAAACCTGAAGCATTAAATAGCTATAAAGCATTAAGAGTTGATAGCAACAATAAAAAACGAACAGATTATGATTACTATCAAGAAGTAAGGAGAAAATTCATTAAGGACATCTTAGCCGCAACTGAAAAGGGTGAAAGATTTGATATGGATTTAGGGATTGATGGATTGCGTTGGGTAGCAAGAAGGATAATGATAAGTCAAATTCCAGAGCAATACTCCAAACAAAGAGCAGATATAATAAAGAACCTTGGTAGAGAAAATGAAGCGACTGGTCAATATGATTTTGATATTTATTTTCCTCACTTAAACTTTGATAGAAAAGCCGCATCTAGGCAGATGGAAAGAGGTGTAGATTGGATTCTTGAAAATAAGACTATGTCTAAAGAAGAAAAAGATAGAGAAATTAAAAAAATTGTTATACATCACAATCAAATGACTGGTGATTATATGTCAGTTGATAAATTTGGAGACCACTTCGACCAAGTTCAGGGCATTATGAAAGATATTGCATTGAATAAAAAGGTTTCTAAGGATAAGATTACTTGGTTTCATAATAGGAAAATGGGTAATCAGTTTAGCCGTGTTGCACATATTGACGGATGGGAGCGTACTCCTGAAGCTTATGAAACATATATCAAGAACATTCACGATACATACTATAGACTTGCTTCCCAGATTATTACCAAAGACCAGATAGTTAATTGGTCTTATAAAAACTGGTTAAAAGCTGGTGGAAAAACTGAAGAAGGGGCTAAAAAGCAAGACGTAGAACTAATTAATTCTTGGAGAACATTTTTTAATCTCTATACGCAAGGGGCTATGGGATACCCTACTAAAATCCCAGAAGCAGTCATAAAGAATCCTAATATGAAATTAAAAGGAAGCTTTTATGCTTGGACTGCTGATTCACAAGTTACAAATACTATGAATCGTATTGCTAATAAGCTTGGTGTTTCTAAAACAGAAATGCAAAAGCAATTTCCAGAGCTAGGTGGCCCATATGATATGAGTACTATAGCTAGGATTAGTAATATGGAAGCAAAATATGCACTGGCCTCTCTCCTTGCTCATCCCAAGAGTGCTGTCGCCAATCTCTATGGCGGGTCAGTGCATACCGTTATTAGTACTGGATATGATAATCTTAAAAAGGCTAGAGATATAAATTATCTTAGGGCTCATATTAATCCAGAATGGAAAACGATGAAGGATGTTGAAGCATCTGTTAAAAAAGCAGGTGTTATTGAAGAATTTTTAATGTATGAAGCCACACTTAACCCTGAAGTAAGAGGTAAAAAGTGGGGTTCTTTTATGAGAGAAGCAGTTGGAAAAATTAAACAAGACCCCAACTTTAAAGATGAAGCTTTAACGAGTCTAGCTAATAAACACGGTATAACTGAAGCAGTCCTTAACAAAGCTGGTTGGTTTATGCGTGAACCTGAGAGGATTTTGCGTAGAGACTCTTATATGGCTCACTTAATTCAAGCGAGAGAAAAATTTGGAGGTGCAATAAAGGAATGGAATCACCCCGTAATCCAAGAAATGGCTAAAAAAGGTGTCAAAGCAACTCAATTCCTTTATTCTGCACCTTTCAGACCTATGTTTGCCGCCACTAGCCTTGGTAAAATGTTAACAAGGTTCCAGCTTTGGGCTTGGAATGCTGTAAGATTTAGAAAAGATATTATAAATGAAGCTAATCAACAAGGATGGCAAGAGGGGACTCCTGAATTTGCAAGATTCCAAAGACTTGCTACTGCTGATTTATTTATGATGGCTATGAGTAATGTATTTATGTACTCATTATTTGAAAGTGCATTACCAGCTCCTTGGAGCTATTTCCAAGACACTGCTGATTGGTTGCTTGGTGATGAAACTGAAAGAGATAGAGCTTTCTTTGGAGCTTGGCCTGCACAAGTAGCGCCATTGCAAATGGTAACTCCTCCAAGTTTTAGATTATTTCCTGCTTTATTTAAAGGTATAGTTACGGATGACTATGCTAAGTTATCAGATTATACTATTTGGACAATGTTCCCCTTTGGTAGAATAATGAGAGATGTAGCAGGGCCGGGTGGATTACTTGAAAATCCAATGAGGGCTGTAGAAAAAACAACAGGGTTGCCCTATATGCAGTTTTCTAGGCAAGTTACGAAGCACAAGGATAGCGAAATTTTACATCCAGAGGGATTTTAATGTCAATTTTAGGATTAAGTCAAGGAGTTATAAGAAGCTTAAAGACACTTGCTTCGACAAGCGCTAGTCAAACTGCGGTATTTGATAAGTTGGCAGACACAATGCGCCCCCTTGGTCAATTAGTCCCACCAGTAGAATCAATTCCACAAGGAAGTTTTTTAGATGCGGCTATGGATTCTAAGAGACTTTCACAAGCAATTCATTCTCAAGTAGAAGGTACTGTCTTTGATTCAATTAATAATTACTATAGAGCTAATATACCTAGACCCCGACCCGACGCAGAAGCACTTGACCCTCGAATCTTTATGGAGAGTTCAGACTTGACCGATGAAGCATACGAAAAGACTAAACAAATTGTGAATGTATATGACCGTGAATTAAGAAGACTTGTAGGTGGTGAAGGTGGTATGCGTGAATTAATGGCTAATGTACCGGGCAGATTAAGGGCTCAGTTAGAAGGTGCTGTTGGTGAGCTAACTAATAAAATTAGCGAGGATATTCCAAGGTTTATAGAAAGTATTGAGAATCCTAATTTCCAAAGTGGGACTCTAACTGATGGTAATCTTTCTTTAAAACAATTAACTGACAAAGATTCTATAATGGGTGAGCATTTAAGATGGTTAAATGAAAACTTGAAATCATTGAGCTCAGACTTTATAGCTTCTAGTGATAGGTATGATACTTGGGAAGATTTTCAAAGAATTAACTGGAATGACCATATTATGGATATGCAATATAAGCTAATTCAAGGTATAGAAAATAGTCCCTCTCCCAATGCACGAAAAAAGGCTATGAACGAATTAGCTAAGTTTAATAGAGAAAATATTCCAGTTTTTAAAAAAGGAGGCCTTGTTAGGGCAGACTATTTAAATATGTTGCACTCCTCTAAAAAACATACTCCACAGCCTTACTTTGGTAGCAGTGGAGAGATGGGTAGAATCCATTACATAGGTAGTAAGGGAGATAAATACGAGATAACACTTCAGGCAATGCCAGACGCTAGATTAAGAGCACTTGATACAGATACTGGATTTGGTATCAAAGGTTATCCTCACGAAGGAAGATGGGTAGAAGGCCTTCCACCAGATGAGCTTAATATTCCACCTGAAAAAGTAAGGCATATATTACCTGACAGTGTTGGTCACGGTAAGATGACTCGAGCAGATTTAGATGAAATGCAAACCACAGGAATGCCTGCGTTTCTTAAACAATTAAATTTTGAAGTTAAGCCAATAAAAAATAATAGAGGTAAAAGATTCCAGAAGGAATTTCAAAATGATATTATTTCCGAACCAACTCCGGGCGACTTTACTCTTCCAAAAAGCGCTGAAGAAAGAGTTAATAAATGGCTTATGGGTGAATCAAATTCTCAAACAAATGATTTTATGGATGCGATGAGGATATTTGACTTTGGTAGAGATGCTGGTGCTGGAAATATGAGCGCAAATTCATTAGGCTTGATAGGGGTTGCGGCAGGAAGGTCTAAAAAACTTACTGAAAGAGCCTTAAGAACTGGAGAAGACTTAGGTTATGTAGGACAGAGAACTGTTTATAATATTGACCAAGCAATGAATACTATATCTCATCGAAGGAATACTCCTATTAGAAATGTTGGGCCAGATAAAATTGAGGTTGAAAATATTCTTGATGACAGATACAATGCAAAAATGGATGGATTTATGGAATTAAAACCTGTAAGAAGGAATGAAGAGGGTAAGTTAGTAAGGGTTGGACTTGGAAAGAACATTGATGTTGACCACTATTTCCAAGGAATTAATGTGCATCAAGGAACTAAAGATTCAATGCGAGACGTAATAAGAGAAGCTATAGATTTAGCAGAACAAGGAGAGGTCATAACAATAGGTAATCTAAAAAAAATGGGAAAGATTAAAAACCCTGCTCTTAAAAGAAATCTCCCCTTTGTTTCAAGTCTAGTAAGTAGTTTAGGTAGTGGTGCCAACACTAAATTAAAAAAACTTTTAGCTCCATCTGGCAAAACTCCTGAAGAATTTATTGATGATATAACTACATTAATAGGGCAAGAAGATAGGAAATTTAAACAGCAATTTGGTAATGACGCACACATTTTTGCTGATTTTGGTAGCACAGAATTTGATGACTTAGGTAATATTGTAGGGGAGTTTGAGTTAGTTGTAAGACATAGTGGTGTAAGGGTAGGGCATACTATTGATGCAAATACAATTTTAACTAAGCTCCCAGCAATGCTAGGCCCAATATTACCGGGTATGAAAGTTTCTGTAAAGGGTGACAAAAAAGATAACAAGTAAAAAAGCTGAGTTATTTACTGTATAATTTTAAAAAAAACAACGAGCTTGAGCCCTACCGAAGTAGGACTCTTGCTCTAGTGACTTGCAGTCTAGGAGGTTATCTATCTACAAGTCCGGGTAGGACGAAATTATTGAAATAAGCACAGCCTTTATCTACTATGCAATCCTTATCAGCCAATTCTGTATCTAGTACTTGATGTATATAATACTTAAATCCTGCCTTACGCTTTTGTTTTACTTTCAACATTACGCCGCAACACTTGCCCGTGTTCCAGTTAGCACAATTTAATTGAGCTTTTCTAAGTTGGCTCACAAAAGTCCTGCATTTGGTCAGGAAATACCTCAAACTGGCAATCAGATTCCTCGCATATAAGCCCTTCTTCAGAGCTGTCACTTTGTGCTGAACCGTACTCTGCTGTATATAACAAAGCGTCGCACTCTGGACATATGTAGCGAGTTGAATCATCCTTTTTTTCCTTGTTCTTCATTTTTATTCTCCCAATGCTCTTTTTCCCACCTATCTAACGCTGATGTAAACCTGTCTACATACTGTTCTTTATTGTAAGAATCAGCTGTTGTTGGTTCTCCATCCAGATAAGCTCTGGCTAGTAATTTAATTACATTCTCTGAACTTTTCTGATAAATACTTTCTAGTCCTTCTGTTAGCCAGCGTATTTTTTCATTATTTCTCATCTTTATACTCCATTCCTACTTTTATTTTTACACTGGGTTCGGTAGGTTTTCTGGGTTTAAACACTTTTTTAGCGTGATTCTCTACCCAGTTTATCAAAGCTCTTTTTTTACGAGCCGACATTAGTTTCTTTGTTTGGTTCATCTCTTCTCCGCAATTATCGCATACACCACTTTCGTTCATTGTGTATCCATCACACTCGTGACACATAAATGGTGTAGGCATTAAGGGCGACCTCTAGTTCGCCAACCAGCAAAAAATTTGGACACCATTCTCAGCTTTCGCTTCATCGAACTGGTGTGTCATCCTCTTTCTTTCTTAGGTCGCCCCAAAACACTACTTGGTTCTCCAGATTCTGGTTCCAAGTACTCCATTTTCTTGCCTTTTACGACAAGAGAATTTTAGTGTAGTGCCATTAGTAGTATTTAACTGCTTGGTGACACGATGAACACCGCCTGCTACACTTGCAGTCTTGATAACCTCTGCTGGAAAGAAGACTGAGTCTCCAACAAGCATATTAGTTAGAAAGTGCCAACGATGTGCGCCAGCTCTATTTGGTGTTCTTCTAGGAGGCATTGCTACCTCTTTCTCGATTACTGGTGTGAAATTTTTCATTTCTACTCCTTGTTAATCGTCACAGACTTTGCAGGCCTTATACGGTTCTGGTACCTGTTCTCCCTCGTCTGTTGAGGGCTTGCTGTACCCAGACCAACCTGCCTTATTGCGCAATTCTCTTGCTAGATTCTGAGCCAAAGACTCTTCATCTACATTTGTACTTACAAATGATTCTAGTGCCCTCAAGATTACAGATAGTTCCTCATCTTGAAGTGTATGCTTTGGTAATTTATTTTTCGCCATACCAGCTGTCGTAAAACTCAAAGAAACCTTCTTTATGTTCTTGTAGTTTTTTCTCTATGCGTGCCAATCTAACGATGATACTAATTAACAAGCAAAGGGTAAAGAAAACATAAAGTTCCCACGCTGGGAAGTTTGTTGCCTCTACTGCTGATTCGTACCAATATTGAGCCATTATGCTTCTCCTGTAGTTTGTATATGGTTAGTGGATATATGTTGAGCCTCTATAAGCTTAGCCATATCTTTTAATAAGTATTGTGCTAACTTGTTTTGACTCTTGTCCATATGAAAAGTTACTATTCCACAATCACCATCTTGTTTTAGTACTGCCCAGATATACCTTGTTTTACCGTGTATTCCAGACATTACAAAGTCTCCATAATAGTTTTCCCAATTAAACTCAAACTGCTCGTACAATCCTACTGCATCTAGAGTTTCTAAACCAAAGTTATTATCGGTCTGTATAGAAACTTTAAACTCCTCGCCATTCGGGAGCTCTACTGGGATATCACCTTCTAACTTAGCTTCGCTATGAAACTGTTTAAGGTAATAGTTATAGTCGTTACTCATTATCTCTTAATCTGCTATTGATTACTACGAGAACAAGAACTACTAAGTTTGACATAAATACAAATATGTCGGTATTGAGAAAGTCCATCAGTACCTTCCTCCTTTCGCTAGTTTTCTTAAAAGATAATCACAAAGCTCTTCAGGCTGTTCTCTAACCCATTCCATTACTCTTTCAAAGTCACTTTCATTAAGTGGGCCTTTACGAGTATTACAAGTGCGGCATACCAACTGTAGGTTTTCTACGGTGCTGGGGCCATTCTTTGCTAATGGAACAATATGGTCACAAGCGATAGTCCTAATGTTTAGTACCTTTGGACAGTACTTACATTGTTTCCCATAACTTTCATAAAACATAAGCTCTAGCTCTTCTACTGTAATGTTACAATCAACATTTGCAGTTTCGCTACGCTTTTTTAATGAGGACTTGAGTGAAGAGATTTTTCTCCTCAGCTTTTTATATGCTTGTTTCCAGAATGTTCTGTGAACTGGTTCTAGTACAACCTGAAATTGAGCCTTTGTGATTTTTGCCATAGTTTACTTAGGTAATTTCTCCCTTAATAAACCTTTCTCCACCTTCTACAAGAGTCATATTTTTGATATATAACTTCTTAGGTGCAGTCTCAAAATACTTAAACAATGCTGGGCACAACCATACATTACGACCATCTTGGTCATCGTAGTTGCTACCTGATAGTTTATCAGTATCTTGTAACTTTAGTTTAACATCATAATCTGGGATTTCATTCCCTGAGAATGCTATTACACAATCGTTTCTGTTTCCAGCGAATTTGTCAAGGTGATAGTTTGCTCCACCGATAAAAGGTTCTCTGATTAATCCAGTAACTGGGTCATCAAATGCAAACATTCCTCCCCCTATGCGATAGGGGTTAATTGTCATAATACTATTGCGTAATTGAGTACTGGGCAAACTTATTCCCAGTGCGTCCTTTAACCATTGTAGTTGCAATGTTATAACCTTCCTTATGTCTTAATTCACTGATTACTGCCGCTAAACGCATACATCCCCAAGAGTTCATAGCTGTCAATGGTGTTAGTTTAGCACCTTTGAGCAATGCCTCCAAGACATATGTCTTTTGCGACTTCTTTCTATTAGGTCTCATTATGACCTCCTTACTCGTTTTATTTTCATTATATCGACACCCGCAGGTAATGTTTCTCCCGCTTTATCAGCGGCCATTGCATCTGCTCTTGCGGCCTTCTTATCAATCTTATCAATAATTTCCACCGTTTTGTACTTGCCATCAAGATTTTGGTTGTCAATTACTACTGGGCCATATGTTTCATACAGCTTATAGCGTGCGGTATCTGTTTGCCAGACACCTTTTTCATCACCAACTTCTTCTATTACCATAGGTAACAAGACAGAATTAAAGAAATCCTTGGTCTTTTCTGCCGCAATCTTGCGACTTTTTAAGCGCTCGATTTCATCCTTATAGGTTTCAATCTCTGCTTGGATTAGGTTTTCTTTCCTGCCAACTTCAACAAGGAAGTGGTCTATCTTATCAACCTTTGAACGAATCTGTTGATGTACTACTTGAAGTTTGTTTTCAAGTTCAGCCTTCTTTTCAGGCTCCTCTTCAAGCATAACTTCAAGTTCTGTGTCTATCATTAAGCCTATTAGCTCTTTGGTAGTTGCCATTGTTTACTCCTTAATAATGGTAATCGACTACAGTAAGCCAAATTTGGTCATCAGGTTCAGCTTCACCTATTAGAAAATCATCAGGGTCTACATCAATAGCTTTGTCTTTTAAGTCAATCCATTTGATGCTATCGTCGTACCAAGTACTATTGTCATTATCATCGTGACGAACCCACCTGTCTATCATTATCCAACTTTCTTCACTTTGATGTTCTCCAATGCCTTCTTCTTTAAAAGCATTCCAGAGCTTTTTTGATAGTGGCCTACTGTCTAATTCACCAGTTATGTTATAGCTATCTCGACACCAAGGATGTAAAGCATCTGTATCAGTCTTCTTTTGCCACCATTCATTTAATGCTAAACAATGAGTTTTCGTATGATTGCTATTAACAAACCTTTCATCGTACTGTTTTAACTCTTCCTTGGATAGAAGTGACTTAAGATGTGAAACCATATCTTTCCACTCGATACCATTCTCTAACTTGTCAAGTTCCCCTGACCATCTGCCGCCAATTACAAACCAGTCTGCTGGGGATGCTGTCCACCTGCCGCCTTCGGATGCAAAACAGTTTTGATTTAACCATTCTTCAACTTCAGCAGATACTTGATTAGCAGTTTTTGAATTAAAAGGTATTACTCCTTCTACATCAAAATCCTTGGCGTCTTGTGACGACGCTACTATTAAGCGTTGGTGCATAGTCTTTTCTCCTTAATCTAAATGACGGTGTCCATTCAAGTTCGACATCTTCGAATAAATCACCATCAGAGTTCTTAAATAAGCTTACCTTCTTAGTGGTACTTTTGGCTTGGCCTTCAATACCAATAACTTTACGGGAAGCATTTTCAATCGCTCCAGAACCTTTACCAGCATACAAATCTAATACATCATCTCTACTGTACTGTCTTGAAACTTGAGATACTTGTATTATTATACAGTCATAGTTAACTGCTATGCTTGATAACTGGTGAGAGATGTACCTAATGGCTTCATACTCTCCTCTTACCCCTCTTGGAGGTTCGATAAGGTCAATATAATCAACAACTACGCAAGCAGGATTAAGTTCTTTAATCTTCTCCCTAATCTGGTCGATACTGGGAGATATAGTTTGAAAGACTATGTGACTAAGTAAATCCTTGTTATGTTTATATAACATATCATAGTGCTGATTTACATAATCTTTGTCTTTACCGCTGATTATCTGAAGACTTCTTCTGTGCATATACCAGCCACTTAATTCTAATGAAAGATAAAGTGTTGGTACCTGCCACTCTGGACGAATCATATCAGCTTTAGTATCATAACCTAAAACAAGATTATGTGCCAAAGTTGTTTTGTTCGCTCCAGTTGCGCCGAATACAGTCACTAACTCACCCGGATACATAACTACATCTCTGTCGATGTGCAGGTTCCTAGCTAAGTCAATTACTTTGCCTGAAAAATCAGATGTTAGTCTCTCTTTGAGTTCTTTATGCAAGTCCTCACTAGTATGCACATCAACAAGATAATCTTTCCTGTTATAGTGTATACAATGAGGTTTACAATATTCTTTCATAAGAGAATCGTGACAACTGTATTTATATCCAGCATTATAGACGGCCTCAACTTTTTCGTGTATCACTGTATCCTCCAGCTGATTGTCATTCCAATGAAGTAATGACGCTTTAGTTGCATCTGAAGGTATACCGTTTCTACGGAAATGCGAGGCTATTCTGAGAATAGTATTATTTCTATTCCCTTGGTGTGGGCCTTCTCGATACATCTGCTGTACACAGGGAACGATGTTTTTAGGCTCAACAACCGTTTTCAATGCCCGTATCTGTGGGACTTCAGTGATGACTTGCTCTTCGAGCTCACCATCAGCCCACAAATCTGGATAATCATAGTCAAGTCTTTGTTCTTTTGCCATCGCTAGGATTTCATCAGAACTGAGATTCGTTAACTCATTTAGTTCCAGTGGGATTTTATATAGTCCACGCTTTTCATTGAGGGTATGTGGAAGACGATAGATTCCAGTTCGCTGATACACGCTGGCATCGAGACCGTCCAATAATGTGGTCATAGTATTCTTTACTATGAATGGGAGGTCTTTACTAGCAGGGAAATTGAATAACTCACCAGATAAGGCGATGTGATATCCAGTTCCGCTGAAGTATGGCTGAATTGAACCGCCGGGAACTCCCAACTCTTCTAATTCATATAGGATGCCTTGTGCTAACTTTAAAGTAAAGCTATCAGTGTTTTGACCTTTGTCAATATCAATAAGAACCTCATCAATATACCTCATTCCGAAGTAATTCTTTAAGGTTCCATTTTTATCTACATAGGTCTTGCCCTCTTCATCATAGAAATACATACTACGATAAACAGGTTTATCTTTGCCCTCATCTAAGATATAGAGGTGCATTTCCTCTCTTGGAATAAGGAGTCCCCGATGACGAGGACTCCCTATTGCTACTTCAACCCAATGCAATTACTTGCTCGTTAGAACTGAGTCTGGCTTGAAGTATTCCCGGAGTTGGACGATGCGGAGTCCTTAAGGGAATTTGAATCATCATATTCTTTTATAACGCCTTTGCCTTTGCAGAAATTTATATAACCCTGAAAGTCTTTCTTCTCTGACTCGGTGTTACGAACAAGCTTAGGCACTACACGAGTGTAGGCTTTTCTTTCTTTTTCGTTCCACTCTTTATAGAGATAAACGCAATATTTGATTGATGGTTCTGCTGGAAATGAAGGAGCGTAATTCTCCTCTAAGTAACTAACAATATCTTCAATTTCGTTGCCTGCGGCATCTTCGAAGTTACCTTCTTTAGTTACACCTCCATCAAACCCAATAGCATCAAAGAGATAGTATAGTCTTCTAAGAAGTGTACAATCTTTGATAGTATTATCGGGTTCTCTGTCAAAACTGCCAGCGATATTCATCGGCTGTTCGTATTGACTGTTTTCGAGTTTTAGGTTTACAACTAGGTATACATCTGCCCAATCAAATTGGTCAACTTTGCTGTCAAAGCTTGCAATACCTGCATTTTGATAACCTAAGAATCCACCGCTTGATGCGGCTTGTGGTCTGAATATAGCCATTTATGCTACTCCTCTTCTGGTTTGAACGATAAGATTTCATTCTGTATCGCTTTATAGTTAAAGGGTAACGTCTTTTGTGCTAATGGCTTTAACCTACTGCCTACAGTACGCTCATCATACGATAAAAAAGAAATATAATAATTTTCATCGTCTTTTGAACCTGTTGTATAGCCGATAACGTCAGCTCCAGCAGTAAGGCCATAAGCCAAACCACGAGGCAATTCCGGCATAAGTTGAACTTTGCCATCGGTAAGAGTGCTTGTCTTACTGTGAACTATAAGCACAAGGTTTCCACCTTTTTGCTTGATGAGTTCTTGGAATCGCTTTACGACGTCTAGATGTTTCTTCCGAGCTTTACCCCAGTCCGCTCCCCACTGTCCTTCACCCATTTCACTGATACCTAGCTCTTGAGTTACTACGTCTTCAATCCAACGATTTACTTGACCTAGCGTATCAATAACTATGGTGTCATATGGTAATGAGTCCCAGTTATCTTTGAGATATAGATATACCTCAATCATACTGTATGTTTCTAGTGGTTGGCCTTTATCTTTGCCAGAACGGACATAGTGTCCACGCTCTATGGGAGGTACTACCTCCAACACTGGGGCACCGCCCTCTTTAACTACTTTACCATCAAGAGTTTTCTCTCTGGTAGGTGCATTTAAAGAAGTTACGGTGACAGTGTTTGCTCCATCTACGAAGTCTGAGCCAAGGTCTGTGTCGATGATTAACACGCCCTCTTGGCCCTTAGGGCTCCACGAACTGGATGCTGTAGTTTTGCCTGTTTTAGGTTGACCTATAATCATATAAGTTATTCCTGAAGGCATTTCATCCCAGTCCGTCGATACTTTACGGATATTAAGTTCCATTTGATTGTCTCTCCTATTTTTGCGGTAGGATTAAGTTCTCTTTCTTAACAGAAAAAGGTAATAACCCTATCCAAATATACTGATAATATGGCTTTTTATCAAGCATTAGTACTTGGTTAAGTCCCATACTTGCCACCATAGTTGCTGTAAAAATCGTATGTTTCGCCGTACACGGTTCAACTTCATTGTCTCCTTGTGGAATCCAAGTATCAACAAAGTTGTCATTATCAGGAGTTACAGTTATGATTTCCATTGCAAGAGCACCCATTCGTAAATCAATGAGCCACTCTCTATCAGGATTGTCAACCCAACCTCTATAAACATCCATTCGGGCATCCATATTATCTGGGCCCATTATGACTTTATTTGATAAGGGTAAGTCAGAACCCAGAGTCCACTTGGACTCATCCATTTGAACATCAGGACAACCGTGAGCCAATGCTGTTTCTCTAGCGGCAAATGCCTTAGATTTTCCAACAAAGGAATGCGGATAGATACAAGTAGAAAGATTATGCTCTTCCAGAAGGTCATCATCATACCCTCTAATTTTACTGAAGCCCATTGCTGAAGCTAAGGTGACAATAGCACTGCCAATGCCACCTAAGCCTACAATCGTTACTTCGTCTAATTTACTTTGGTCTATTAAATCCTTATTTCTAAGAAATTTAGTATCCGTAGTATCCACCATATCCACCGTATTTATTAGGACGTTCATCCCAATACTCCATAGGGTCTAAACCTGCATCTTCCATAGCTTGTTTAAATTCCCACCAAGAAAGCTTTTCATCTTGAAGTGCTTTCACAGCTTCATCTGCAACTTTCTGGTCTTTGTCCGTATAGTCAGTCTTCGCCTGTAATCCGTTATCATCTTGATATCCTATATGGTGGTAATTTGGAAGAAATGAGGTTTGTCCTCCACGACCCACAAACGTTGTGGTTGTCTTTGCGGCTTTCTCTATTGAGTCAGCTACATCAATCCAGTCATCCTTTGCTTTAACTGGTGCTCCTACGATATCATCTGTATCAACCTCGATACATTGAGGCTGACCATACTGGTCTCTATAGGAAAAAGCAAATGCAAACGGGTCTTTCTGCGTAGCCACTACAAGACTAGCATAGAAACCTTGTTCTGGAGCCATATCCTCAAGTGTTGAGGTATCAGTTCCTGAGAAGAATGCTCCCATAGTATGATGACTATGGATAAGCCCAATAAAACACTTTTTGAGCCTAGGAAAATTCTCATAGGTTTGCTTTAGGATTTTAGCAAGGTCTTTGGCTTCCCATTCTGTAGCAGTTCCGTGACCTAAATCAATAGGATGAAAATGCTTAAGAGTAAACTCTTCTGGGAATCCGTGTTCATCTGCTTTCACAGAATACCACGCTGGGCCAGACCATTCCTTAGAAGGAAATCTGCTGTTGAAGTATTTTATCTTCGATTGGATTGCTGTTGAGAGTCTTAATTTCATTAAGTATCTCCTCCTTCTGTTTTTCTAGTTTCTTGATGGCAACTCTCCCGCATTCAAACTTTTGCTCTCTGAGCAATTCTTGAACCTCTTCGGGCCAGAAGCGTGCCATCTCACCATCCGCTTCTGTAAATCCTGTGTACTTTGCCGCACTTTGCCTAAATGGAATACTACAAGATAAGTATTCGGCAGATTCATTTTCGTCTAACATCCAATATTCTTTCCAAGGGTCACTTAACAACAGGTCTCTTCGCATACCAGAACTATCTAGTAAGTCGTGCAAATAACCTTCACCTAGATTATTTAGCTCTTCTAGCATACTCATTGCGAACTCTTGCATCATTTCATTGAATCTATCGGCACACTTTATTAATAAAGTATGGTCAACATATTCAGAGCAAGCGTATTGCATCTCTCTTAACCTTCTCCTT